AGGAGAAGTGGAGAAACTCATTAGCGACACCCAATGGTTGGTAATTGCTCATCAGCTTGGGGTACAGGTAAGGGATAACGCTTGGAAAGTAGCGCGTACAGCGGTATATACTGAAATAGAAGATAACCTACTCTACTGCAAGGAGTACAGCAAATCAATGATCTTGGTAGATGATTGTGGTATTGGTAAGACTTTTTGCTCCCGACACATTGTTCGTAAGCTCAAGAATGCTTTCTATGTGGATTGCTCCCAAGCGAAGACCAAACAGCAGTTTATCCGATTGCTTGCTAAGACTATAGGGGTGGATAATACAGGTAAGTATGTAGATGTAAAGGCAAGTATCAAGATGTGTCTTATCTACTTAGAACAGCCTCTTATTGTACTTGACGAAGCAGGAGACTTGGACTACAACGCTTTCCTCGAACTCAAAGAGCTATGGAATGCCACCCAAGGGGAATGCGCTTGGTATATGATGGGAGCCGATGGACTAAGGGCAAAGATAGAGAGTGGTATTGCTCATAAAAAGGTAGGTTATGCTGAGATATTCGACCGCTTCTTTGATATCACCTCAATAGTCCCCCAAGGTACTGATGATCGTAAGGATTTTTATATACAATTATTGGGCGATGTGGCATCGGTAAATGCCAAGCAAAAGGAGGATGTGGACAAACTCGTGCGTAAGTGTATGAATCCGAATGACCTTAACACAAAGGATGTAACCCCTTCGGATTGGAAGAGACTTAGATATTTGGAGAATTTAATTAAGTTAAGCTAAGTGCGAGGTGGGGACATCCCCCTACCCCCTTCAAAGGGGGAATGCTAAGCAGAGATAAAAAATAAAGACAATGGCAAGAATAAAAGGTATATACGGGAAACAATTATTGGAGAAAACCTATAAAACCTTCCCGTTCGAGGGAGTATGGGAGAAAGCCCTTGGCAATCCCGAAGTAGGCGGATTTTGGATTATCTATGGGCGAGAGAAGCAGGGGAAAACGTGGTTTTCGCTGATGTTAGCGGAATACTTGAGCAAGTTTGAACAGGTGATGTATGTAAGTGCCGAGCAGGGCATTAGTAAGTCCTTTCAAGAAGCATATATCCGCAGTGGGCTTGACCCTAATAATAGAAAGTTAAAGATAGTACCCTATACAGAACTTACCGAGATAGAGAAAGCATTAACTAAGCAACGTGCCCCTAAAGTGGTGATTATAGACAATACCACGGTTTATAAAGACGAGCTAACAGCTCCTAAACTTAGGGAATGGGGAAAAAATTATCGCAATGTACTCTTTATCTTCCTCGCCCACGAAGAAAAGGGAGAGCCCGATATAGCGGTGGCAAGGCTTTGTAAGAAGCTCGCAGAGGTGATTATACAAGTGGAGGGTCTGGCGTGTAATGTGTCGGGGCGTTGTCCTGGTGGGGTGCTTACCATAGACAAAGAGAAAGCAGAGTTATACCACGGTTGCGAGCCGAACGGATAAATGTATATGAACATTAGACAAAGATAATAAAATATGGAAACCATAGAAAAGCAAAAAGAATTCAGGGACTGCCTGCTATACTACTTGGACTATAAGCCTTTAGGGTATGAGCACTTACAATGGCTATACTTTGAGGATTGGTGCGATATTGTGAATAAAACAAAGCAAATCTCAAAAGATGTATTAGCTCTAAAGCTAAATGACCATTTGCTGAATTGGTTTGCCCGACAGTGGGAGGTGTATGTGGAGCGTGATATAGAGAAATATTACGGCAAGGCACTCAGGGAGGGTGTATTTGACCGAGAGGATATAGAACTAATGATAGGACTTGCGGCGGAGAATATTAATCATATATACCCCAAGAAACTGTTACAAGTAATAAGCAAGTCAAGTGAACGAGTATGTGAACAATAAAACAGATAACAATAGTACAATGAAACAGCTATATATGGAAGTACTGAGGCTTGATAACTTCTTACAAGCCTTGACAGAATCAGAGCGGACAATGATACATCAGTATCACGCGGGCTATAGGACAAGTGTACCGATCGTGGTACTAACCATCTACGAATGGATACGAGAGAACAAGTGGGAATCTCCTTACCTTAGATACGATCAGGACAGAGTGCTGATGTGGTATAATGAGGAGAACAAACGATGGGAACCGATAGAGACCAACAAGCTATTTAAAGCAAAAGTAGTAAGATAATTTTCTAATTTACAAATGAAAATAATTGACCTATTCAGCGGAATAGGTGGTTTTTCTCTCGGATTTCAGAGAGCAGGCTACCAATTTACAGAGCACTATTTTAGTGAGATAGACAAACATGCTATTGCTAACTATAAACACAATTTTCCACATGCAAAATACATCGGAGACATTACCACTCTTCACGGAGGAGACTTTACAGACATTGACATTATCACTTTCGGTTCGCCTTGCGTCGATTTCTCACTTGCTGGAAGAAGAGCGGGGCTTAAAGGAGCCAAAAGTAGCCTTATCGAGTACGCAATTGCCCTCATTGCTCACATCCGACCAGGTATTTTTATCTGGGAAAATGTTAAGGGAGCATTCTCCTCAAATGCTGGCGCAGACTTTTGGGCGATTATCCAAGCGTTTGCCAACATTGGGGGTTATAGACTTGAATTTCAACTGCTTAATACAAAGTGGTTATTGCCCCAAAATAGAGAGCGGATATACCTTATCGGCCATCTTGGAGGAAGAAGTATCCCAGGAGTATTTCCTATCGGAGAGAATGATTTCCCTTCTACAGAAAAAAAGGAAAGTCAATTACAAGCCCCGATTAGTACAACTCTCAAAGCAAGTGGAGCAATGAGACCTGACGACACCTATATAATACCCATGGTTGCAGCAACCCTCACAGGTGGAGGTCACTCAGGAGGCCTACATTCTGATATGACTGTGATACAGCTAAATCCGTCTAAGGAATCCAACGGCAGGCAGCCCTATCAACAAAATAGAGTTTTTGACGAAAAAGGAATAAGCCCAGCTTTAACAAGACACAATTCTGACTTTATTATAAAGCAACGTTTGCGAGGTAAAAATAAAGGTGCTGACCTCACTATTTGCCCTACCATATCGAGCAACGCCTTTCAAGAAAATAACTTACTTAATGGTGTGCGCCGCCTTACAGAAATAGAATGTGAACGCCTGCAAGGTTTTCCCGACAACTGGACACAATATGGCGATTATAACGGAGCTATCAAGCCCATAGCAAAGACACAACGCTATAAGCTCATAGGTAACGCTGTAACTGTGGATATTGTTGAGTTAATTGCAAAAAAAATAAAAATAAGTAAATAATTTAAAAATGGCACTATCATGGATACTTTACGCCGACTAATAAAAATGGCAAAAAAATAAAAATCTGCAATCTGCTTTGCGACGAGTTGGGTCGGACTATTTTGTATCGCGATCTATCTTTTAAAGGCGCAGTTTATGTTACGTCGCTTGATCCTGAGTATCACATCGGGCAAGGTTTTATGCCGACTACCAAGCCGTTTTTTGATAAATTTTTAAATTTTGTATGTTATATGATTAGGAATAAAAAATGAAAAAAATCTTTACTTTCATCTGCATTTTTTGCGGATTAATTTTGGCTGATGAAAATTTAGCGCAAACATCTACGCAAATTTCTACAACAAAACATAAAAAAGTCGCCGTCGTCGGTGGGCTTTGGCCACTTCCTGCGCTGATTTCACTTTGGGTAAAAGACGCGGATTTAATCTACATTCCCCGCCCATCTCACGTCGCTTTTGAAAATTCACTTTTTAGCGAATTTGCTCCGCAAACAATGCAAATTCCATTTGGCGACTCTGATAATATCGAAGAAATTTTGGCATTAAAAGCCGACGTTTATCTTTGCCATAAAGCTCGAAGCAAAGTGTGCGAACAGCTTGAAAATTCTGGCGTAAAAACGATACAAATCAGCACAAACATAGACAAATATAGCTCGTTTGAGGTCTTAAAACACTGGCTAAATTCATTACAGAGCGAATTTGATATAAAAGCAAAAGATGATGCTCTACTTGATGATATCGCCAAAATACGCGACGAAATTGCAC